CGATGCATTGATCTGCCTTCGAGGAAAGCTTTATCAAATTGATAATGACTTTACTTGGGTAAGAGATGATCGTGGGATATACGGAGTTGGATCCGGCAGTTCATATGCACTTGGTGCATTAGCCAGAGCCACACTATCCCCAACGAATACAAGAACAGCAGCTAATGAAGCTCGTAAGAGCATAGAGATTTCCATCTCGTTTGACATAAATAGCGGTGGGAAAGTCAAAGTCATCACACAAAGGGAGAAGCAAATGCCAAAAGTCGGAGATAAGAAATTCCCATACACAGCCAAGGGTAAGGCAGCAGCGAAGAAGGCTGCTTACAAGTCAGGCGAAAAGATGGAATCAAAAGCCATGAAAGCAAAAGAAATTAAAGCTGGCATGAAGAAAATGGGCAAGAAGAAGTAAATGCCTCAGAAAAAAGATTCCCGGCTTAAAGCAGCAGGAGTCTCTGGTTTCAATAAGCCAAAGAAAACTCCTAGCCATCCAAAGAAGTCTCATGTAGTTGTTGCCAAAGTTGGCGACAAAGTGAAGACAATTCGATTCGGACAACAGGGTGTATCTGGCGATAAGAAGCCAACAGCAAGACAAGCATCATTCAAAGCTCGTCATGCTAAGAACATTGCTAAAGGCAAAATGTCAGCAGCCTATTGGGCAGATAAGGTGAAGTGGTGAAAAAGAAAACAGCATTCTGGGATAAAAAGAATCCCAATAAAAAATCTACTCCGTTAACTCCATCACAGAAAGCAAAAGCTAAGGCTGCTGCTAAGAAGGCTGGAAGACCATATCCAAATCTAGTAGATAACGCAGCAGCAAAGAGAAAGGCTAAGTAATGGCACTCGGTACCAATGGAAGCACACTCCACGCAGAACTCAATCGTCTTGCTAATGGTGGCACCTATCCTGCTATTCAGTCATATGTTGGTGCAGCTAAGGCTGCAAATACTTGGGCTGGAACTACAGGACTTAGCGTTGTTGGTGCCTTAAATGTCAAAGCTGGCAATACTCGACCTAATTACAAAGACCTTCGTGGGGTCTGCAACCAACTAGGCGGAACTACTGATAAGGCTGCTGCCGCAGCCCTGAGAGCGGTGAGTGAATGACAACGACATTTAGTGGACTTATAGAACGAGTTCTCGGGCAGATCCAGAGTTATGGGGCCCAACAGGAAACTGCTACTTGGATCAACCAAGTAGGCGGAATTGCCTCAACCTCTGCCACAGAATTCGTAGTCAATGAGACTGCCCAGATGGGTCGTGGCATTATCGAGGTTGGCTCTGAACTGATGTATGTAGATCGTACAGATAACCTAACCAAGCAGGTCTACCTTGCCCCTTGGGGTAGGGCTTTCAGAGGCACTACAGCCTCTACAGCAGCCAACGAAACCAAGGTGGTCATAGCCCCTCAATACCCACGCTTTATGGTTAAACAAGCTATTAACGACACAATTCAGGCTGTCTATCCAGAACTCTTTGGAGTAGGCACACATACTTTTAGCTTCAACTCAGCCGTTACTGCCTACTCACTTCCGGCTACTGCCGACTATGTCCTCAATGTTAAGTGGCAGACTATTGGCTCAACCAAGGAATGGCTCAATGTCCGTAGGTATGACACAGACAAGACTGCCAACACCACAGTATTTGCCAATGGCAAGACCATCAATATTTTTGACATGATTGATCCGGGTAGAACTGTTCAGGTTATCTATGCCAAGGCTCCATCAGTTCTTTCTGCTGAGACTGACATCTATGAAACAGTAACTGGTCTTCCAGCATCTACTATCGATGTGATTACTTATGGAGCCATTGCTCGACTTATCGTTGGTTCAGATGCTGCACGAATCCCAAACCAGTCAGTAGAAGCAGACATGATGGATCAATCTAAGCCAATCGGTAGCGGTGCATCTGTTGCACGATTCTACCTTGGTCTATACCAGCAACGACTACAGCAAGAGGCTGCCCAGCTTCGAGATCTTTATCCACCCCGACTCCACTATACGAGGTAACCAATGGCCCAGAAAAGATATTACGCCTCAACAGCAAAACAGGCATCGCTATCAACAGGTATCGATAGTACTGTTCTATCGATCACGCTTGACCTAGTAACAGGTTTTCCAAGCAACTACCCTTACACCTTGGTTATCGATCCAGATACCAACAAAGAAGAACTTATTAAGGTAACTGCATCAGGTGGTGGAACCACCCTTACTGTAACTCGTGGAGAAGACAGCACATCTAATGTGGCTCACTCTGCTGGAGCAACGGTTCGCCATGTGGTTTCTGGTCAGGATTTCAACGAGTTTTCTGCTCACATTGGATCAGCCGCTACACCTACTAAGGCAGGTGTTCACGGAGTAACTGGTGATGTTGTTGGAACATCCGATGCACAGACTCTTTCAGCTAAGATTTTATCCGGTGCTGTAATTGCATCTGGTGGTATTGATTTTGAAGGCACAACTACTGATGGATTTAATACAACATTAAATGTTACTGATCCAACAGCAAACCGTACAATTACTATTCCCAATGCAACTGGCACAGTAACTCTTGATGGGGTTGCATCTACTCTTACATCTAAGACAATCACAAGCGGAACCTTGGGTTCCGATCTTGCTGCTGCAACCTACAAGATTACAGGTCTTGGAACTCCATCTGCTAATACAGATGCAGCAACTAAATCTTATGTAGATACAGCAGTAGCCAATGTGGTTGCTTCTGCTCCAGCAGCACTTGATACTCTTAATGAGTTGGCAACAGCTCTTGGTAATGATGCATCATTCTCAACTACCGTAGCTACATCCATTGGAACTAAGGTTGCCAAGGCTGGCGATTCTATGACCGGTGCCTTATCAATGGGTACTAATAAAATTACATCCCTTGGAACACCTACTGCATCTACAGATGCTGTCAATAAAACTTATGTAGATACTCTATTTGGATCGACTACATCAGCCGCTGCTAGTGCAACTGCTGCTGCAACCTCAGCAACAAGTGCTTCGACATCAGCAACCTCGGCTGAAACTTCAGCATCCTCTGCGGCGACATCAGCGACCTCAGCAGCAACAAGTGCATCATCTGCTGCTACTTCAGCCAGTTCAGCAGCATCTAGTTACTCATCAGTAATTGGATTGACCGGTGCAGGAATTGTCCGTGATATGGGATCTATTACAGATGCCGATACAACATCGACCACCTATATCAACATTGCAACTATCGCTGCATCAGCAACGACATCTGCTACGAGTGCAGCAACCTCTGCTACTTCAGCATCTACATCTGCTACCTCGGCAGCATCGTCAGCAACAGCAGCTACAACCTCTGCCTCTAGTGCATCTACTTCAGCATCGAGTGCAGCTACATCTGCATCATCTGCTGCTACATCTGCTACCTCGGCAGCATCGTCAGCGACTGCTGCCGCTAGTGCAATTCAAGCAGTAATAGTTGATGCTAAGGGTGATCTTATTGTTGCCTCTGCTGCTGACACAGTATCTAGGTTGGCGGTTGGAACTAACGGCTATCTTCTTACGGCAGCATCTACAGCAGCATTGGGTGTTCAATGGGCAGAAGCCCCAGTAAGCCTTCCATCACAAACAAGCAATTCTGGAAAGTTCTTAACAACTGATGGATCTACTGCTTCTTGGACAACAGTAAGTGCAGATCCATTTCCACAGGTATTCATGATGATGGGAGCATAAGGTGCCTAGTTCATTTGCAATTCAACTTCGTAGAGGTACGACTTCAGAACACTCTACATTTACAGGTTTGGTTGGTGAAGTAACAGTCGACACCACCAAGGACACTATCGTAGTTCACGATGGTGTCACGGCTGGAGGGTATCCTTTAGCTAAAGCATCAGATGCCGCATCGGGCGGCCTCGATCCGTTTCTACTTATGGGAGCATAAAACATGGCATATAAAATCTTAGGTCGCAAGGAAGCGACAACTTCTTTGGCAGAACTGTATGCAGTTCCTGCCTCATCAAGTGCTGTAGTATCAAGTATTACTATTGCTAATATAACCGCTTCTGCAAAGACTTATCGTATTGCAGTCAAGCCAGCAACAGGCACAACAATCGATAATTCACACTATATTGCTTACGATGCAACTATCGCAGCAAATGACACAGTTGCACTAACTATTGGAATTACTCTTGCCACTCTTAACGCAATTCATGTTATGGGTTCAGCAGCAAACTCAGTAGTTTTCCAAGCTTTTGGTTCAGAAGCTTAATTAACAGAAAAGAGTTCATACATGGCTATCTCCAAGATTTCTCTTTCTGCCCTTTCCAGAGGGCTTGAAAAAACTAACACAATCAACGATGTAACTCCTACTGTTGAGTACCTTGTTGTTGCTGGTGGTGGCGCTGGTGGTCAAGATGACGGCGGTGGAGGCGGTGCTGGTGGTTTCCGTACTGGAACTGGTTATGTAATTACTCCAGGTTCATCTATTACTGTAACCGTTGGCGGTGGAGGAACTGGTTTTGTAAGCACTCCAACAAGCGGTAGTCCTAGTGCATTTGGCACTATCTCGTCTACTGGTGGTGGCAATGGTGGTGGTGCTACTGCTGCTAGTGCTGGTGGTTCTGGTGGTGGTGGTTATTATTTAGGTAGTGCTTCTGGTGCTGCTGGAAACTCAGGTTCATATTCACCAGTAGAAGGCTTTGCTGGTGGAAACTCACTTGGTTCTACACCTTACGCTTGTGGTGGTGGTGGTGGGGCAGCATCTGCTGGAAGCAATGCATGTGCCAACGAAGAATCTTTTGGTGGCAATGGTGGCTCAGGTAAATCATCAGATATAACTGGAACTAATACATTTTATGCAGGCGGTGGCGGTGGTTCTATTGCTGGTTTTGGAACTGGCTGCAAAGGTGGCGTAGGTGGTGGTGGTAATGGTGGCAATCAAGGAAGTACGCCTGGTATAAGTGGTACTGCTAATACTGGAGGCGGTGGAGGCGGAGCTGCTGGAATTAGTACTAATGGTGGTGGTAACGGCGGAAGTGGCATTGTTGTAATTCGTTATCCTGATAAATACAGAGTTGCTACTTCAACTACTGGATCACCAACTGTTACAACTGGCAATGGCTGGCGTGTGTATAAATGGACAGGTAATGGGAGTGTGACTTTTTAATGAGTATTCGTAGATTATCTAATTCATCCATTAGTGGTACTAAAGTTTCAGCAACACAAAGCACAAGTTCACCAATAGTTATTGATGTTCTAATTGCTGGCGGTGGCGGAGCAGGTGGTTCATCATCTCCTACTTATGTTTCAGGTGGTGGAGGTGGTGCTGGTGTATTACTTACTGGCACACAAACTGTATTTGAATCAAAAACATACTCTATAACTATTGGTGCTGGCGGTACTGCTTCAAATAATGATTTATATCCAATAGCAACTGATGGTGGAAACACTTTATTTAATGGCATCCTTGCTCACGGTGGCGGGGGTGGTGGTCATGGTAAAAACCCTTATGGTGCAAATAATGCTGCTTACGATGTATCAAACCAAAATGCTGGTCGCCCAGGTGGTTCATGTGGTGGCGGTGCAGGTTGGGGTGGTGGAACTTATACAAACCCAGACTCATACAAATTAACTGCTCCAACTGGATTTACCTCTTACGCTAACAAAGGCGGAACTGGTAACGGTGGTTCTTCTGCTGGCGGTGGAGGTGGCGGAGCAGGTGCTGCTGGAGGCAACGGTGTCAGCACATCTACAAATGGTGCAGGTGGCGTTGGAATAAGTTCATCTATTACTGGAACCGCAACATTTTATGCAGGCGGTGGTGGTGCTGGTGGGTTTAATAATGGTGCAACTACTCCAGGTGCTGGTGGTTCTGGCGGTGGCGGAGCAGGTGGAAACACATCTACATTTACAGGTGTAGCAGGAACTGCTAACACAGGTGGTGGAGGTGGTGGTAACGGTGCAACTGCTGCTGGCGGTGCAGATAAAATTGGTGGCAATGGAGGAAGCGGTGTAGTTATTCTTAGTTCACCAGTTTCTGCTGCATCAACAACTGGATCACCAACCGTGACAACATCAGGATCAAATACAATATACACATTTACAGGCGATGGAACAATCACTTTCTAAGGAGAAAAACAATGGCACATTTCGCAAAGCTTGACGAGAACAACATCGTACTTGCTGTTCATGTAGTCAACAACGATGTCATTAAAGTGAACGGTGTTGAATCAGAGCAAGCAGGTATTGACTTTTTAACTAATCTATATGGTCACACTTCATGGAAGCAAACATCATATAACGGAACATCTAGAAAAAATTATGCAGGAATTGGTATGACATACGATGCATCTCGTGATGCATTCATTGCATCAAAACCATTCCCATCGTGGGTTCTAAATGAAACCACCTGTAAATGGGAAGCCCCAACTCCAATGCCTACTGATGGTAAGAAATACACATGGGATGAAGCAACAACATCTTGGATTGAAGTAACAGAATAGTTTGAAACAGGGGCAGTTTAGAAAGTGTCCTCGCCCAATGTCATAAGTAAGAACTTTCATAATTCCCCATAAGGAGACAGCGTGGTATTAAAGCAGTCTAAATCCCCGGATATTACGGAGACAGTCATTGTCGACCTCACAGGTCGAAGCTCTCAATACTACGATCCAAACACTTATGCCTTTGATGTTGCTATTGGTGGTTTGCCATTCCTTTTGAATGTGAATGACACAACTCCTTATCGTAGATCTACTGCTCGATGGAAGTATGAGCGTGTTGACCAAGCTCGTGAACCGGGTGAGCAGACTCTTGACTCAGGTCTTTGGGTTCGATCACAGACATCCTTTCACCTTGGTGAAGGTGTCCAGTATCAGGAAGCATTAGAAGGTAACGCAGAACAACTACGCTTTCGCTATTACTTAGGGCAAGGCATTGACCCATGGACTCCGGGCCAGATTTCTTTACTTAAAGATACAAGCAAGATTTTCCCAGCAGCAACTAGCTCATCTGGAAGAGTAATCTCATTACCCGCCACTATTAGTGGAACAGATTATGTAATACACATTGATTGTGCAGCAGCAGGTAGCACAGCAGTTCGTGTTGCCAGAGTAACAGCAGGTGGAACATCTACTTCACTCATCCTTGGATCTGCTTTATCTACTGAGATTTTAGCGGCAGAGACAGATGGAACTACGCTCTATCTTGCCACCGCTACATACATTTATGATTACGATCTAACTGCCGCAAGTCCAACACTTCATGCTCACTATCAAATCAATACTGCCAACGCTACAAGCGTTGTTTTACAATATGTAAAGAACCGCATTATGGCTGGTGTCAGTTATGTAACTGGCACTACACCAGTAGCAGCAGTATATGAACTTCCTTTTGCTAGTGGTCATGGTGGTGGAGCAACGAACCTTTCAACCATTACATCAGTAGCCAACACAACTACCGTTCCAGTAGGTTGGATCTGGTCTGATATTGCTGAAGGTCGTGGTGCAATCTATGTGGCTGGTTATGCTGGAGATAAGTCTGCAATCTTTAAGATTGCCCCTGATTCAACTGGTGCCTTGGGTGCTGCCGTATCAGTAGCAGACATCCCTCGAGGTGAGACAGTTCGATCACTCTTTGGATACCTTGGAACTTACCTTGCTATTGGAACCTCTCGTGGTGTCCGTATTGCGGCTATTGCTGATGATGCAACTATCGTCTATGGCCCATTGATTTTTAATACAACTAACCCAATCCTTGGTTTTGCAGCTAGAGACTCTTACATCTATGCAGGTGTCAAGGCTGGTATTGGTGGTGCCTCTGGTATTTACCGCATCTACCTTGGACAACTACTCGATGATGGAACCTACCCATATGCAACAGACATTGTTGCTACTGGAACTACAGGATCAGTAGATGCTTTGGGATTCTTTCCTACATCAGCACAACTATTTTTTTCTGTGTATGCAAGTGGAACATGGTTGCAACACGCAACTAATCTTGTATCAGAAGGAACTCTTCAGACAGCAATCGTTAACTGGGGAACATTAGAAAAGAAAGCATGGAAGCGTGTCCGTGTTGAAACCGGAACCCTTTCTGGAAACATTGAAATCTATGCAGATGCCAATGAAGGCCGTACTCAGATCACAACCCTGACTACTGGCAACTCATACAATACAGACTTTGATCTATCTGCTGCCTATGCATCAACTCAAGTCAATGGGCAGTTGGCCTTTACCTTGTATCGCAATGCAGATAGTGCAACTACTGGTGCAATTATGAAGGGTTATGCCATCAAGGCTATCCCTAGCCCTACTAGATCACGCCTTATACAGTTGCCATTGATGTGTTATGACTTTGAATCAGACCGCCGTAACACTCGTTACGGAACTTTGGGTGGAGCTAAGTATCGCCTATCAGCTTTAGAGACTGTTGAATCAGAAGGTGCAACAGTTCTTGTTCAAGACTTTACATCCGGTGAAAACTTTGATGCTGTTATTGAAGAGATTGCCTTTACTAGAATGACTCCTCCATCTGGTAACAATGAAAACTTTGGTGGAATCATTACCATTACTATGAGAACGGTAGTCTGATGTCGGCTATGGACTGGGCAGCATTTACAGTATCTATTCTTGCAATTATTGGTGGCTTTGCTGCTGGTATTCGATGGATGGTTATCCACTATCTACAAGAACTTAAAACCAATGGTGGGTCGAGTATCAAGGATCAGGTCAATGCCCTACAAATAAAGGTAGACTTGATCTATGACATCATCACAGCCAAACGAAAGTAAGTATCCCAACTGGTTCTCTCTCTATGCACAGGACTACTTTAAGGATTTACTGACTGAGTTTAAGGACAAGCCAAACCTTCACTTCCTACAGATAGGTGTCTATACCGGTGATGCCAGCCTATGGCTGATGCAGAACATAGTTACTGACAAGAGTTCCATTCTTACCGATGTTGATACTTGGCAGGGATCTGATGAAGAGATCCACCATGAGATGGACTTCTCAGATATTGAAAGAGTCTATGATGAGAAGTTAAAAGAATTTTCTAATGTAATTAAATGCAAGATGGAAAGCCATAAGTTCCTTGCCACCACCGATGATAAAGAGATCTACGATTTCATATACATCGATGGAGATCACACAGCACAAGCAGTATTTCTTGATGCCAGCCTAGCTTGGAAAGCACTTAAGCCCGGTGGGATTATGGCATTTGATGATTACTTATGGGAGCCAGAGTTCCCAATCAATCTACGACCACAGCCAGCGATTGATCTATTCGTCATTCTGATGAAAGACCATTTAACTTTAATAGGAACAGGTTCACAAATATGGATAAGAAAAGAGTTAGAAACCTACTAGCAGTACTCTTTTTAACTTTCGGAACATCACTATGGTTTA